CCATATCGATGGCGATGAGAAACGGAAGGCCATCGAGCGGTGGTCGGCCATTGGTGATGACGTTCTTAGGCAGAGGTCCGAGGGTGAGTTCGTCATCGACAGCATCCTCGTCTACCCGAACTTCAACCCCAACATCCACTCCTGCGAGCTAGAGACACCGGACATCCCAGACGATTGGTGCCGGTATGCCGTGGTGGACCCGGGTCACGCCGTCACCGCCGTGCTGTTTGCAGCCGTCCCACCAGAAGGCGACCGGGTGGTGTGCTACGACGAGCTTTACATAAGGAACTGCAACGCCACCATATTTGCCACTGAGTTTCATAAGAAGGCGGGCGGCAAGCAGTTCTATGCCTTTTTGATTGACTCGCACGGTGCCCGCCTGACGGATATTGGCTCAGGAAAATCCCCTCAGGACCAGTATTCCGAACAGCTTTCAGCCCTAGGAATCAAGTCCAAGGTGACTGGCTCAAGCTTCATCCCCGGCTCTGATGACATCCAGTCCGGCCTTCACGCTGTCCGGCAGATGCTCCACATCCGCCCGGACGGAACCCCTCGCATCCGGTATGTCAGGAGCAGGATGCCCAACTTTGAGCGGGAGATGAAGCGGTACAAGAAGAAGACCGTGAGCGTGGCGGGCACCACCATCGTGACAGACGAGCCCAACAAGAGAGGCGAGTTCCATCTGGTGGACTGCCTCAGATACCTGTGTGCTTATAGCCCCGATTACCACAAGCCAGAGGTAAAGGTGGAAGCACCATGGTGGCAGGCATGGAAAGAGCGCAGGGACAAAGAGCAGGGCAAAACTGGTGCTATTTACTTAGCCCCTGCTAGCTATTCCGAAGTGTACTACGCCTGACAAAAGCCTCTTGTTGTCTTGCATTTCGCTCCGGTAAATGGTGTCAGCGTTGCTTGAACACCAATTTCTGGAGGTTATATGGCCACCTTTCAAATGCCCGCCCTGTCGGTGGGTGACATGGTTCTCTTCTACGACAACCCTTTCACCGATGGGAATCCGGTGATGGGTTGGGTCACCTGCAAGCCCGGCACCCAGACCATCAAAGTGCTGGTGTTTGCCGAGGACGCTGGCTTTGTCGAGAAGCCGTCCGTCCGGCACAGGGATGACCCGTTCTGGAGGGAGAGCGAAACGGCACAGGCGTGGCAGAAGTGGGGTGCGTTCGATCTTCACCCCAACACCAAGGCCTTGAAGGAACTCCAAGCTCTTTTGACCAAGACCAAGATCGAGGCCGCTAAGAAGGGTTGATGCGCGTCCAGAAGCCCGACAGGTACATAAATACAAAGGAGAGTTCCATGAAGCGGTTTTTGATCGCAGCTACGGCTTTCGGGATGTGTTTGAACTGGACGGTGGAAGCCCATGCAAAGCCCCGCCGCCAGTACCAGCAAGGCCAGCCGGTCCAGAACGTAGTGCGAGCCATGACCAACACCGCTCAAGGGGTGGCCGAGGCCTGTGCCCGCATGGGTCGGCTTCAGCACATGGGCGGCAACGGCGGCATGATGGAAGGCATCGGGATGGCCAGCACCCCGGAAGCAGCGGTCAGGAACTGCTGCTACTACGGGCAGATTGCCATTCAGGATCAGGGTGTAGCTCAGGGGCCGAACGGGATGTGGTACGCCTGTATCCGAGGTAGGTGATGGACGAAAACCTGTATCCCGAGCTTCCCTCAGAGGGCTCCGATGGTGGCCCGTTTGAGGCCCCGCCGCAGGACATTATCCCGCAAAAGAGGATGGAGGATGCCCTTAGGGCTATCTCTACCTCTTGGCTGTCGAAGCTCAAGCAGGCCCAGAAGCACAAGAAGCCGTTCTCCGATGACTCCAAAGAGTGCATGAACTTCTTTGACGGTCACGGGGACTGGTTCTGGAAGTCTGACGGCAAGAGCGACAAGAGCTATTCCAAGCTGGCACCGCCCAGCTTCAGGATGTGCATCAACAAGGCTTTTGAGGCTGTAAAGCTCTTTGGGTCAGTCATTTACCACCGCAACCCGGTAAGGACTGTCACCCCAAGGACGTTCCCGGCGATCCCGCCACAGGCCATGGGCATCGACCCCAGCCAGCCGCCACAGATCGATCCGATGACCGGGCAGCCCATGCCCGATCCCATGCTCCAGCAGTACATGCAGGCCTCAAGTCAGATAGACATGATGGAGGAGCAGAGGCGAACGGTAGCCCAGCTTGTAGAGACCTACCTGAATTACACGCCCGTGGAGTTGAACCTCAAGGAACACTCCAGAAAGGCTGTTGACGAGGCCATTATCAAGGGCATGGGGGTGTGGTGGACCGAATTGGTCGAACTCCCAGCCACAGAAGACGGCCAGACCTTCGGGATCATCGGCTCGTTCTATGACTCCTGTGACAATCTCTTGATGGACCCGGACGCAGACGAGCAGGAGGACATCCTGTGGTGTGCCCGGCGGTGCGTTCACCCGATTGACGAAGTGGCGGCCCAGTATGGCCTGAGCAAAGAGGACCTAAAGGGTCATCTAGAGAGCTTCGTGGCCCGATCCCAAGAAGAAGACCGGGACTACAAGACCAAGAAGCAGAACGGCAAAACCAACGACCTGTGCGTTTACTGGAAGATTTGGTCTAAGACCGGATTCGGCCACACGCTCAAGGGATTCCCCAAAGAGTTTGCCGGGATGTTCGATGCCCTTGGTCAGAACTGCTATGTGGTTGTGGCAGAAGGCGTAGATTTCCCTTTGAATTGCCCCAAGGAAATAGCCCTTGAGCAGCCAGACGAGACGGGCCTTCCAAACAGCCTTTTCACCAAGAGCCGCTGGCCCATTCCCTACTACGCGGACATCAATGGCTGGCCTTTCACTCCGCTTCAGTTCCACAGAAAGCCGGGGTACATCTGGCCCATCTCCCATCTGAAGCCGGGTCTGAGTGAGCTTAAGTTCCTGAACTGGGCCATGTCCTTCTTGGCGGGCCGCATCATGGTGTCCTGCAAGACCATGGTGGGCGTGGCCAAGGCTGCCGGGGATGACATTAAAGACCAGATTCTCAAGCACGAAGAGTCTGGGTTTTCCCTTGTGGAACTCTCTGAAACGCTCGGACGGTCAGTCAACGACATTGTTTCAGTGTTTCAGATGCCCAACGTCTCGCAGGACGTATGGACCATTTTGCAAGCCGTCTCTGAGATGTTCGACAAAAGGGTCGGACTTACAGAGTTGGTCTATGGAATGACTCGCAACCAGTTTAGGTCAGCCGCAGAGGCACAGGTCAAGTCTGAGCAGATTTCAGTAAGGCCGGATGACATGGCCAATGTACTGGAAGACGCTATGTCCACCTTGTCTAGGAAAGAGGCCTTGGCTGCCCGTTGGCTCCTCCAGCCCCAAGACGTTGCCCCTATCCTTGGACCGCTTGGGGCTCAGGTGTGGAGCGGGATCATCCAGCAGATCGACGTTCACGGTCTTGCCCGGGAGTTTGACTACAGGATCGAGGCCGGTTCTGCCCGCAAGCCGAACAAGGCGGGCAGAGTCGAGCAGATGAACTTGGCCATGCAGAATCTTGGGCCACTTCTCCAAGGCCTCCTCCCCATGGGCCAAGTGGGCCCCATGAATGCCCTCCTGTCGGATTGGTGCAAGTCGCTCGACCTTGACCCCAAGCCGTACATGATCCCCGAGCCGCCCCCGCCGCCGCCTCCCGGCCCGCCACCCGGACCTCCAGCCGGTGAGAGCGGGGCTTCGCCCGAAGAGAGCGGCGGCGGGGCTCCCCCTCCTGAGCCACAGCAAATGCCACCGGAGTTTCAGTAATGCACGGAAACAGCGTAGACCCGGAACTGCGGTTTCCTTGCACGTTGGATTGGTGTCAGCACGGCCACTATCAGCGACATTTCCGCTGGAAGAAGTTGGAGGACTACATGAACAAACAATTCATGCCAATTGAAATCCTAAATGCCCCTGCCCACGTTCAGCAGCACTACATCAAGGTGCTTGCTATGGGCTATGGAGAGAGGTGGGCCACGATGGTGGCATTGCAGCAGCCCCCGGGCACCAAGGGCACCGACCGCGCCTTTCAAGAGGGCCGCCTTGCTGGCAACCAGTGGGACGAACTGCCTCCCCGTCAGGCCAAGAAGATGATCCGAGAGGCCAAGGCGGCAGGCATCAACATCTCTGGAAAGCAATATGTTAGCGGGTTGGCCAACAAGCTTGGGCATTGCGACCCTATGGCTTGGGTGTCTGATCTGTCTGATGTGAAGAGGGTTGCCAAGGCTAGGAACCTCAACGTCACGGGCATGGTCAACATGGAGGCCACCGAGCTTCCCGTCATCAGGCACGACCTGAACCCGCGAATCGCCAAGGAGCTTGCCAAGAAAGAGATCGCCAAAAACCCCAAGCTTTCTATGGCCGCTGCCCTTGAGAAGGTCAAAGAAAAGCACGCCCCCCGCTGGAAGAAGCCTGCACGCTGACGCCCCTGCCCGTACATAAAAGAGGTAGGAGCGTCCCATGTCTCTTCCAGCCATCCCCTGCCACTCGCCCTCGACTTTCTCCAACTGCGCCTCCGATGAGCGGGGCTACTGGAAAATCCGGGTACGGCAAGACACCGCAGAAAACTGGGCCAAGAACGACCCTGTTCTTGCCTCTGGTGAGTTTGGCTATGTGATTGGCTCTGCCAATCCGGGCCAGCTTCTGAAGATTGGCGACGGCACCCTGCGGTGGAGCCAGCTTCCTTGGCTCATGGCCACGGGTAACTCCGGGCCCCCGGGTCCAGTCGGCCCTCCCGGCGGGAACATGGCCCTGACCATTCAGGCCAACGAGCCAGCCGTTGCCCCTCTGGGTGACCTGTGGCTCCAGCCTGTTTCAGCCAGTTCAGCCAACCTGTTCATCTCCAACGGGTTTGACTGGATTTCGGCAGGCTCTGCGGGCGGTGCAGCGGGCACCATCGACACCACGGCATTCAGCTATGGCAACCCACCGTACACGGGCGGTGCCACATACATTCCGCCCAACTCCATTGCCGCCAATCCCAGCCCGGCGTACCCGCTTCAGGAGTACATCAACAGGCTGGAAGCTGCCCTGCGGAGCGGCCAGATCGCCAACTCAGGAAGCAGCACTGCCCTGTGGAGGCTGACGGTTGGCTCAAGCGTCACCATCGGCGGCCTTCTCAGCGTGGCTGGTGGCATCCGATACGGTGGAACCCTTGGGCCGATCACCAGAGCGGACGAGGAGCCCGAGTACACAGGCGGCTTTGAGCTTCCCCCTCCGACCCAAGACGGCTACCTCCGGGCCGATGCCGACGATAACAACTGGTACTTCCACGATCCGGTCATTGTCTCGGACACCCAGCCGCCGGAACCCCCGGTAGTTGGAACTCTCTGGGTCTATCCCGATGGTACGGCCCCTTCCGAGAACTTCAGCTTTGTCAACCCTCCGGTCTACGCCGACGCCCCCATAGTCGAGCAACCCAACGGGCTCTCCATTGGCCTGTCTCCAGACGGTCAGGAAATCCACCAGCCCTACATGGTTGGCGGTGTGAAAGTCCTCGTTGGCGGGAAGGCATACCTCCTGCCGCTTCTGGAAGCCCCGGCATTTGCCCCCGGGTCAGAGCCCACTCCCCTGTTCACCTACGACGATGACCCGATCACCCAGCAACTGAACGGCACCATCATCGGCATGAACGCTGATGGCACAGAGATCACCCAGCCCTACATGGTGGGTGGCATTGCCGTCATCGTCCAAGGCAAGCGTTATTTGTTGCCGGTTATTGAAGAATAAGGTAACGCTCAGTCCATGGTCATCGACATCAAAAAACTGCGACTGCAACAGAGGAACGCTCGTCCCGAGAACAGGGAGCGAAGGCGACTGTACTCACTGGCTAATAAAGAAAAGCACGCTGCGTACTCAAAGAAATGGCGGGAAGCCAACCCTGAACTGCGGAGAGCCTCCAAGCGCAGGTGGGAAAAGGCCAACCCAGAAAAACACGCCGAGTCCACCCGCCGCCAACACCGCGAATACATGAAGAAACGCAAGGCACAAGACCTAGACTTTCGGATTTGCGTCCAGTTGCGGGATAGGACAAGTCAAGCCATCAAGAACGAATCCAAAGCTGGCTCTGCCGTCCGAGATTTGGGCATGAGCAGTGCCGACTTCAAGCTACACATTGCGTCCCAGTTCAGCCCCGGAATGGAATGGGAAACGTGGGGCAGTTCCTTTGAGCTTGACCACATTTACCCCCTCGCTGGTGCCGACCTGAACGACCGTTGCCAATTCAAGGCCGTAGCCAACTGGCGTAACTACCAGCCCCTGACCCCCGAAGACAACAGCACGAAGGGCGACTCCATCACTGACGCTGCCCGTGAGCGGTTTGAGGTTCTCGCCAACTTTTTGGAGGTGATGTAATGCCCGCCCCAGCCCGTCCCGCCCCCATCAAGGTCATTGCTGACTCGACCCGCTTCGCAAACGGGATCGTGGGTGTCTACACGGACGCTGAAGTCGATGCTCTGCTTGCAAATCTGCCAGCAGGAGTTGGCGAACCCGCCATCACTGTCCACGCTGGGTCGCCCCCTGTGCCGCTCTCCGGTGACCCAACCCCGCAAGAGCTAGAAGACTCTTTTGCGGCCCTGTCCAATGGATTGCATTACTACCCAGACGGCGGGGCTCTTATTGCTGTCTTGCGTGGAGAATATCAGACAACCATTACGATCACTGGTGCCGTCAAGTCGGTTGCCCAGATCGTCAAGTCTTCGGCGGGCCTGCCCACTCCCGACAACCCGTCAATGGTTGTCACGCAGATGGCTGACGGGAAGTGGTTTAGGGTCAAGGGCGACAGGCGGGATCAGCCGTTTGGCGACCCGGAGATAGTTGACATCTTCAAGTTGGTCAGTGGCGGTGACCTGACGGCTCTGAATGCCTACTACACGGGGCTGGAGGTCGAGGCCCTACTGGCTCCGATCAAGAATGACATCGCAGCCTTGGCATCCAACCAAGGCCAACAGCCACAGCCGGTAGACCTTGACCTTATCAACAGCCAGTTGCAGAGCCTCGCCACCATCACCCAAGACGTGATGGACAAGGTGGACGCCAAGGCCGACAAGACCACGGTGGCAACTCTTAGCACCACCCTGATGAACTCCATCATGGAGGTGAAGGATGACGTTTACACCAAGTCCGAAGTCGATGACAAGCTGGAAGCCGACAAGGACTTCTCCATTGCCAACGACAACGTGCTTCTGGGTCAGATCACCTCCCTCCAAGAGATCGTGTCCAATCTGGGCACTGACATCGGAACTGGCCAGATCGACGTTCTGGATGCCATTCGGGACGTTGAGATTGAACCCTCAATGGTGTCGCTCACAGGGGATGCAAACTCCCCGATTGCGTGGAAGGGTGGCCTGTCCCTGACTCCGGTCAAAGAAGGTGACCACTGGCGGCTGAATTGGAATGACGGCAAGGCCATCCACACCCTTGTTCATGGCGACGAGTTCACTTCAGCCAATATCGTCGCCGCACTGGCTAGCCAAGACGTTTCGGTGGCGAACCTCCAGACCGGGGGGCTTGAACTCAACGAACTGTTTATGGGTGCTGCCGGTGACCGGCTCATCACTCAGGTGGCTGGTGGCTCCGAGAACACGGTTGCCTACCTGTCTGACCTATCTGGCTATGCCCCGATCTCCACGACCACGCTCATCACAACCCAGATTCAGGCACTGTTCGACAGCATCTACACCCGGGCAGAGAGCGATGATCGGTATGCGGCCAAGTCGGACAACAGCCAGAACCTTTTTGCCAAGACCATTGTGGCCCAAGCGGTTGGCTTTGGTGACTCAGCCCTAACCCCAGCCGCCCTGACCTATACCGATACCGGAGAAGGCTTTGGCCCACGGCTGGTGTTCGCGGTTGGCATGGTCAACGACTATGTGGCCCTGCGGAGTGACTTTGAGCCAATCAAGTCCCGCATAGACGCCCTTGAGAGCAAGGCCGAACCGGCTTCGGTTGATGCCTACACGAAGGCACAGGTTGATGCCAAGCTGGCTGCCATTAACCCGACCAGTGCCGCCAACATCAATGACCCTGCCTTGGCTGCTTTCAAGAAGTCTGTGCTTGATGAAGTG